TCGGAAGCAAATTCAGAAGATTTTGTTTTAACAGTTAAAGAACAAATTGAACAAGGAGAAGATGTTCTCTTTGTATTTGATGGAGTAGATAAGTGGCTAGATTGTTGCACACTTCATGTTACAGGAAGTTCTAAGATTGGAAAACCACAAAAGATGAAGTTTGAATGGGGTAAAAGAAATGCTCCATTTTATTCTTTATTGGCTATGTGTAAGAATCTAAACTGCGACCAAATTTACATAACTCACGCTAAGGCTGATTATGGAGCGAGTGGTGAAGTAGTAGGAACTAAACCTAACTGGCACAACTGGGGAGATTATCTTTTCCAAGTAATTAGCACTAAAAGAACTTTGAAAAAAGGAGATGTTGTTTACAAATGCACATTAGAAAGCAGTAAAACAAACACCTCTCTTGTGGGTAAAACATGGGAAACTCTTGAGGTTGGTAGTGGCAAAGTTAAGTGGGGCGGTGTTCCGGAACTTAGAGAGGGATTAATTTGATATTTACAACAGATAGTAAAGAATTACAGAATGCACTAGATAAGATACAGGTAAAAGGAAAGCATTTAACTACAAATGGGTTTTCTAATTCTAGTATCGGTTCTTTGTTTTGGGCTGAATTAAAAGATAATACTCTAAGTATTTGGAATGGCGACGCTACTTTTATTGTAAATATTACAATCGAAGTAGATGGAGAAAAAGACGGTAATTTTATTGCCGATGCTAAAGAACTAACACCGTTTCTAAAATCATTTACTGGTGATATCAAGATAAATGTAGGAGATGTCGTTAGCGTCACTCAAGAGAATAAAGATGCTAATATTCCTAAAGTAGCAATACACAGTGGATTTGAGGCAATTAACCGAGTAAGAACTTTATTAAGTCATGTTACATATGAGGCTAATCCACAAACGATGTTTTCTTTTAATAAGAAACCATTCGAAGGAGCATTTACTCTTAATATAGACCAATTCAAAAACACAATCAAATCTTGTGAATTAGCAAAGACAGGAGTTTACAAGTTAAACTATGATGAAGGAGTTTCTACTTTTTCTAGTGGAAACAATACTTCTAGTAAATATAGCGAGAATGTTACGCCAGTGTTTAATAGCGGTGAAAGCGCAACGGTAGAGTTTAGTGGGCCATTATATGCTTTCTTTGATAATGACCAATTATTGAACTTCTATGTAAAAGATGAGTTTCCAATACTAATAGTAGCCAATGATAGGCTTTTACTGAAAGCACCAACAGTAAACGGATAAGTGAATACCAATGAGGAATAACAATGATAATAAGCAGAATGGATGATGGTAAAACAATATACAAAGCGTGGAGAGAAAACAACGAAAGAAAGTTTGAACAAGTAGAATTTAGGCCATACTTCTATGTAGAAGAATCTGAAAAAGAGCCACCTACTTATCGCCCTAGCAAATATATCGAAAGAGATTTTGATTATGTTAGAGGCGATTGGATAAACATTGATGGAGTTCCGCTAAAAAGAGTATATGTAGATACTTCTTATGATATTAGAAAAGCCAAAGATATGTTCTCTAAAACATATGAGGCCGATGTGCCTTACCAGTTTAGATACTGTGTAGATGAATTACATGATATGCCTGAATATGATATGCGTAAGTGGTATTGGGATATGGAATGGCAACAAGGTGGAGAACATGATGGTAAGATTACCACTATTGTAGCGTATGATAATTACGATAAGCAATACTATCAATGGGCGTGGTTTCCTAAAGATAATGTTCTATGTGATTCAGCACATCAGTATTTTTTTACTAATGAAAAAGATATGATTGAATCTTTCATGACAACTATGGTTGTAAAAGACCCCGATATGTTAATTGCTTGGTTTGGTAACTTTGCTGATGTTCCTAAACTTCTTGAAAGAGCGTGTGCGGTAGGGCTTAATCCGTTGATTATATCACCTATTGGTTTTATTAAAGGAGTAAAGAATACCAAAAGAGACGGCTATCAATTTATGTATCATGAAAAAGGTTTTTCACAAATAGAACAACCTATCGGTGGAAGAATAACTTTGAATCTTGATATGGCTTTTGAGCGTCAATGGAATGATTCACAAAGAGGAACATTACCTTCTCTATCTTTAGATTATGTATCGGAAGAAGTATTAGGTAAGAACAAATTAGTATCGGAAAAGTTTCCCGACCCTAACGAGTTTTATCGTAGAGCATGGTTAGAAGATACAGAAACTTATCTTGAATATGCTTTGTTAGATGTAAAACTAATGGTAGAGATTGATGAATCAAACTATTGTAGTGAGGCTATCCTAGCACTTCAAAGATTACTAAAAGCACCATTCGATGCTTGCTTTTTTGCTTCTCATATGGGTAGCATTTACTTTATGAGAAATGCTTGGTGGAAAGCACCAACAGGAAACAAGAAAGAAAAGAAACAAGCATATCAAGGGGCTATGATATATGACCCACTTAGCGAAGGAACAAACGGACTACATCTTAATGTAGCCGCTTTTGATTTCGCAGGTCTATATCCTAGTATGATGATTGCTAGAAATATTAGTTGGGAAACTATTTCTGATGAGCCTACGGAGTTTGGAGTTAATATTCTAACTCCTAGAGATTTTAGCGAACCTGTAGGCGAAGATATGATTTACTTCAAAACAGATAAGTTGGGGCTATTGCCTAGAGCAGTATTAGAACTTAAAGAACTAAGAAACGAATACAAAGCCAAAATGAAAGAGGCTAGAGGAAAACCAAACGGTGAGTATATGAAATGGTATAATAATCAAATGGCAGTAAAGCGATTATCTGCATCTTTCTATGGTATCATTGGATTTACAGGATTCAGTTGGGCTAATCCAAAACTAGCCGCTAGCATTACTGCTAGTGCTAGAGAAGCAATTAGATTGGCAGCGTTTAAGGCTAAGGAGTTGAAAGTGTGAAATGTATAGTATGCAATAAAAACGAATCCGAGTTATGTTATATTGGCCGTTTATTGTGTTGGAAATGCTATGATAAAGGCAGATATGGGTCAGTAAAACTACAACAAAAAAGAATGGCTAAGGAGTCGGAAGTATGAAAACAAAATTTGTAACAGTAAAGGTATCTTATGACACAGAAGAAACATGGGATATTACTTTACAAGAAGTAGAAGAGATATTTCAAATGATGAATAATTTAAAGCGTAACGCTTCTATCATTAGTATAGAACAAGGAGCGAATATTAATGATGATGGATAAAACAAATGAGTTATTGGAAGAATTATTAGATATGATTTCAAGGAGTAATAAGATATTGATGATGGTAAACATTGTAAATATAATAACAGTAATAACAATAGTAACGGTGGTAGTATGAACAATATAGATGAAATAGAAAAAAGACTAGCAAGATTAGAAAAGGTTTTCCTACGAGAAACACAAAGACTAGAGGAGCAAATATCAGATTCACAAAATAAAATAAAGGGTTTGGAGAAAGACCTAGATATTTTATTTGAAATAGATAATGCTAAATTAGCAAGAGCAGTATGTGAGATACAAGAATATCTTAGAGAGAATGGGAACTTTTATCCTATAAATAAAATAAAAGCACCAACTAGGGTGGGGATGCTATGAATAAAAAAACTCAACAAGAACTTATTGGTTGGGCAAAAAGATATGTGGATGATGTTACTACTATTATGATTCATAATGATGTAGTCTCTTTATATGTTAATGGAAAAAGAATAGGAATAATCACACATCAAAGGATTGGTTAAAATGAAAGTAGTTTACGGACACACAGATTCAATCTATGTGCAAATAGATTCGGTTGAAAGGGCGCAAGAGGCTATCAAAGAGATAGAAGCAAGTGTTAGAGAATACTTCCCTAATATATTAGGTTTACAAGAACATCCTGTGGTCTTAGAGTTTGAGAAATATTTTGATGCTCTAGGTGTGGGAACAGTCAAGAATAGAAATGCAGGTATAATTACTTGGGAAGATGGGGAATGGCTAGATGAGCCTAAATTTACCATGACTGGATTTATTGCTAAAAGAGTTAGCGAAACTAAAATGGCAAAAGAAGTCCAAACCAAAGTTTTGAAGATGTGGGCCAACAAAGAACCAATGGAGAAAATAAACACCTACTTACACAGAACATATGTCAGTGTAAAAAATGGCAACTACGACTTCAAGAAGTTAGTTAAAAGAACTCGCCTAAGACCGGCAAGATTTACCGTAAAATGCCCGGATTGTAGTAGAAAATATAATCTAAAACAATTGCCGAAAATAACAGTTTGCGGGCAGAACGAAGGGAAAGACGGCATTCACAAGTGCGGTGAGCCAGTTTCTTCTTTTACTACTATAGAAGAAAAAAGAGTAACCATCGGTTCGGGTGTGGCAGGTGTAATCAACGCTTGGCAAAACAACAACACTAACTTTGATGATAGTTATGTATTCTTAAAAGTCAAGAATTCAAATATGACTTATGTAAATCCCTTAACTAAAGAAATAAAACCCACTGAA